TAAGGACCAAAACTAATATTGGTGCGTTTTTTCGTCACGGGGCGATAATAATCGAAAAGCCAGATTTTACGACCCGTTGGCAATATATTGAGATACAAACAATCACCATCTCGCAAGGTATAAACCTTCTCTGCGGGTTTAGCATTTTCAATTTGCTTAACATTCAATGGCTTAACGATTTTTGGCATAACACCCTCATGGTAGCTATACGAACTCGTAGCACTAAGTGCTGTATAGCTACAATTATAGCCATAGAGTATAGATAGTATTCAAGAGTGCTAAATTAATTAGACATAAAAATAAAGCCAATGCTTTGAAAACATTGGCTTTTTATTTTACTTTAGACCTTGCTAAACAAGAATTTGGTGGAGCTGGCGGAATCATAATTAATGATGTAACGTTTTGATAAACAATGGTTTAAATTTTAATGATGTTATTTTTTATAACTATTTTTATAACTAAAACACAAAATACGCAGTGATTGAGTTTTATGGATTTGAACCCGCTTCCAAAGTACACATATAATTTTCAGGATGAATGTCCACATAAAAGTAGTAGGATAATCACATGAAGAATAGAACGAAAATCGTTCATTCATTTCTGGTCTTGTTGTAACAATTAATGCTATTGATAACAGCAGGACCAGATGTATTTTTGTCGTTAGTAAAAAATTACTTGAAAACTTCATTCCCAATTTGATCAAATAAGAATTCAGAGCCTTTCCTTGTTAAATGTCCCCAGTCAACGGTGATGACATTTTGCGGACCATTACCATCTCTGGTTAAACATCCGCTTTTATTACATAAAGTATTCCAAGACGAAATATAGGTTACTTTATAGTTTGATAATTTTTGTTGGAAATAACTGTCCCATTCTTTTAATTTGTTTTTTAGTTTATAGGACATATAAATCGGCGGTGTCTTCTTTTTTTCTATATTATACATAGATAAAACTTTCACAAGATTTCCATTCCATTCAGGAAAAGGACCAATTATAACAATTTTTGAATTAGAAGAAACGATTCGTATTTTATCGATAGTTTCCTTAATGCATTGTATTGCTTTTTCTTTGTCATGGGTTCCGTTTGGTGCTAGCGCGGACCAAGATATAAGTACTATAGAAGGTTGCACTAGTTTTATTTGAGCTAGTCGTTGGTTGTTAAAATCAAATAAATCTCTATGTAAATCGTCTTCACCATGAATGAAAAAAGGAGAGGCATTTCCTGCAGTCATTTGGCTTATCACATAACCGTTATTTTCTTTTTTTATGTAATGATTTAAACCGCTATATAAGGATGCAGCATAAGAATCTCCAAGTAAAAATATATTTTTTGATTTGTTTTTTATACAGTTGTTTTCTATGTATTTATTTAATTCAACTGAATGACATAATCCACTACGCATAAGGTTTTTATAATTAAAGTAATCGTAAACATTGGTGACGGAAGCATATTCCCCTGCAGTTTTATTGATTTCTCTATCTGGAATTCCTTGCATTAAAAATATAACAAGACCGATGCATCCAGTTGAAAAAACTCCAGTGGCAAAAGAAATGGAATATAGTTTTTTATGAGAGCCAAATCTGATTGGCCTTTCAATAATGTAGTATGTTAATGTAGCAAGAAATAGAGCCATAATTATCATTAAAACAAGTGATTGTGTACTTGGGTCATCAGAAAATATGGATCTATAAAATGAATATAAAGGCCAGTGCCAAAGATAAAGAGGGTAACTTATCACACCAATGAAGACTAAAGGTTTTGTGCTAAGAATTCTGTTACCTAATACATCACTACCATCATGAGCAACGATAATAGCAGCACCCAATACAGGTAATAATGCTATGTAGCCAGGAAAGCTCATTTTTTCATTTATAATGAATTCTGATGCAGCAATAATGGCTAAGCCAATCAACGGCATCAGTTTTGAAACTGAAGTCTTAATGTTACAAAATTTTAAGCTTGATACGATAGCCCCAAGCATCAACTCCCAGAATCGAGATGCAGGCGAATAGTAATTAGCTCCACCTGTATATTTTATTGTAATTACACTGCATATGTAACTAATAATAAAAATCAACGAACATGAAATAAGTAATCTTTTTTTTGCTGTGTCAAGCCTGAAGCAGGCTAGAATTACTAAAGGCCATATAATGTAAAATTGTTCTTCTATACCTAAGGACCATAAGTGCAAGAGTGGCTTAAGGTATGATTGAGAGTCAAAATAACCTGATTCGCTCCATAAAGTTAGATTTGATATAAAAAAAGCACCTGAAAAAATATGTTTACCAATGGATTTATAATCATCTTGAAAAAGAAATATCCAGCCTACAATCATGCAGAAAATAAGCACAATAAATAATGCTGGAAAAATTCTTAATATCCTTTTTTTATAAAAATCAATAAAACTAAAGTTATTTTTTGATGCGGATTTCAATATTATTGATGTTATTAGGTATCCAGATATTACAAAGAAAATATCAACACCAATAAAACCGCCTGGAAGGATAGATGGGAAATAGTGAAAAATCACAACCGAAAGAACCGCTATGGCTCTTAATCCATCAATTTCTGGTCTGTACTTTATCATTTCTATCACACTGCAGTTAATTTTGTTTAATTTATCAAAACTTCTTACCAGCCCACACGACCCGGCCAACAATATGAAGCTGGCTGCGCTCTTCTTTGCTAATAGTTACGCCACCATATACAGGGTTGTCAGATCTAACATGAACAGACCCTAAAGGATCAAATTGAAGGCGTTTAACAAACAGACCACCATCAAGGCGGAGAACGTGAAGGCCATCTCTAGGAGCTTCACCATTTGTGAGCAAAATTAATATTACATCATTATCGCTAATGGTCGGTTCCATTGAGTCGCCTTTAGCTCGGATAACAGCGAGTCTTTCAGGCGGGAAACCTTCCTTTTTCAACCAGTCAGTGCGGAATGACATCGGCTCGGTACTCAACTCATGGCCAACTTCTGAACCGTGACCAGCAGATGCGTAAATGGCATATGAGTCGATTAGAGTAAATTCATCCGTTTTATCTGACTTAGGTGAATTACCTATAACGTTTGTTTGTTCAGGATAAGGAGAGCCCTCACCAGTGCATAACCATAGAAAATCTACGCCAAGAGCGTGAGATAGATCGAGTGCCTTATCAATAGGAGGCACAGTCCCATCATTGAAATAACGTTTTAGGCCGGAGTCTGATAACCCGATTGTCATGGCAATACTTCTGAATGACTTTCGGCCAAGAGCGAGTTTTAGTCTCTCAGACAGAGCTGCCCAGTCATAACTGTTGTAAGAATAGTCAGAGTTTTTGTTTGACATAGATCAATTGTTCTCAGATTTTTGATTATTAGAACAATAAAAATATATTGACTCAATAACGCTCAATGATCATTATTGTTTCAAGTTAACTCGATTGCGCTAATTTTTGGGTGATGATTTGGCTCAATTGATTTGACTGAACGAATCAATAGCAATCAATGGTGATCAATATGACACAAATCAGCATAAACATCGACACACCAGTGGTGTCGATTGATGAATTTGTGCGCCGAACAGGCCACTCATTAGCAACAGTTAGACGTCAAATCACATCAGGGCTAATTCCCACTCTGCCTCGCGAAAAACGTAACGAAAAAGTGAACATCAACCTTATCGCTTACATGGTTCAGTGCGCTCAAAAAGCTGCACTCCAGGCAAATATTCAAGGCAAATAAAATTACTAATCATTCGCTTTATCGTAGATATGAGAGAAGGAGTTCGCCATGTTTACAGAGCCAAACGGCAAACAGAAAAATGCGTTTAATTCTGCATGTGAGAGGTTCGCAGCAAAATATGTGATTTCTGAAATAGCAGATGCAGCTGGAATACAGGCTCAAATGCTGCGAAACAAACTCAATCCAGATCAACCGCATCAACTCACAGCAATAGATCTGATTGCGCTCTATCACGCAACAGGTGATGAAACACTGATCGATGGTCTGCTGTTCTGCTGTGGATTAACAGCATACGAAATTCCAAAAGTATCGACCGATGAGCAATTGCTGGCTCGAACTGTTGAGCTGAATGCACAGGTCGGAAGCGTTGGTGCTCATACGCTGCAAATTAATCGTTATGGCCGAATCACAGAAAGTCAGCGAAACGTGTTGGTTGATACCGCAACCGTTGCGATCGGCAATCTCGCAATTCTTATCAATGAAGTTGAAACGAAATTTAACTCAGTACCGGGTCTTGGTGGGGCTATCGATGCCGCCAGAACTCTAGCTGGTATTTAACAAAAACGAGCAGGGGACAACATGAGACTGAATTGCCCGGAATGCGGCGGTAGAACTGGAACCAGAACGTCGCGAAAAATTTCGCAAACCGTGGCAGAGGGGTACATGTCATGCCCTAAGTGCGGTTGCCGTTTCAAAGTGGTCGCTGAAATCGTCGGTGTTGTAGTTCACGGTGAAGCATACAACCCGACATTGGCATTACCTCAGTTGAGACAACTACTGCCAAGACAGTAAGTGAGGTTTTTATGGAAAACGGAATTATTTCTATCGCAACACTGTTGCGTAAACCAGCACTAACAGCAGTAACACTGAACAACCATCAGTCAGGGTTTATGCAGGCACCAGATGGCCGTCAGATGTATCTGAAAAATACTATTCGTCGTCACGTTCGCCGTGGCAGAACA